ATGACCGGAATTGAGGTTTTGGACTCAGCAGTAAAAATAGGTCTTGGTGCCTCTATTTCTGCTGTGTCTGGATATTTCATTCTTCATTTAACGCATAAACATAACGTTAGAACTGAAGAGGTTGCCAATTTACGAAAAACTAATGACTATAAGAAATTTTTGTATGTGGATTTTCTTAGTCATTCTCAGGCGCTTGTTCAAACATACTATGACATTAGCAGTGATGGAAAGGATAAAGAGTATCTAAGTTATCTTAGAATATATAACGAAGTTCAGATAATATCATCAGATACAATACGAACTTGTGCCCATGAACTTCTATGTTCGGTACAGGAATTTATAGTTATCAGGAAAAATGAACAGGAACGTGATTTATTGAAATTAATGAGAGAACGTATTGACAAAGCATTGGCGTCATTTCAGTATTTAGCGAAAAATGACGTATATAAATGAATTTTATAATTTTGTTAAATTAATGCAACATTACCGATGGGTACTTGTCGGTCATGCTGTGCTTACTATTTTTATTCACAGTAATGACCGAAAAGTGAACATGGTAATTGAGTCTATTTTATCCTTTAATTATTGCTGGTAACTTTCTTGATTAATTTTCATAATTAATATGATTTTAATGTTTCCATTATAGACTGCGGACAAAATCAAGGGAGCTCCAGTAACTATTTGTTTCGAACATCTTATTTATGTCCATTGTTTCATCTTCACCAAAAACTCTTCTTATAAGTGAGTAAGTGATGCTATCTGGTATTCTAGATGCGAATTCGAACTGGGATTCATAAGTAATAACTTTGTAGTTGCTATCTTTTTCTTTTTCTAGATTGATTTTGTATGTAATAAAGTATATGGAGTTGTCATAAAAAACGTCGCCATCGACAGCATATTTTGTTAGTAATTCTACAGGGATAGAGAAAGAAATACTGTTATCTTTTATATCTTTCTTCAACATTCTTGCAATGTTAATGTTTATATTTTCGGTAGATGCATACAAACCACTAGCATCTATGTAATCGACATTTTTTATGAATTTATCCGGATAAGAAATTCGTACGGAAAGTATTTTCTTGTTATCACCTATGGGAATTAGTTTTGTAATTTCTGGATTATCTTTGTATCTCTCACTATAAACTATCAATTTTTTATTGCTGATGTACGCTGCTTCGACATAGTTTTGGCCATTCCATGATATCCATACCGCCGTGCATGAAAAAAATAGAGTTAAAACTTCTATTAAACTTATATTACTTATCTTGGTTTTCAAATAAACACCTCGTCATTTCGTTTTGCGAGAATTTTACCTGTTAAATAACAGTATGTAAAATAGCAATCTATGCATTTAAGATCTAATCTAGTGTGTCTTGAGGGGGCCAACAATTTAGCAGCTCATTGTGATCCAATCTTTCCCTCTATCATCGTGATAACGGTCAGTCTGAGATTGCGTTTTGTGTCCAAGAAGTATCTGAGTGTTTACTCCCTGGGACTTATAGAGCCTTTCAGCAAGTGAGCGTTGTTCATGAAAAGTTGCTGGTGTGCCGTCACCCCAATCAATATCAGTTTTATCCCTGGCTTTGCTAAAGTTGGTTGTCAGGGTATTTCCTGGCACTTTGGCCCCACGTTGGGCCATTGATGTCGAACGGAAGTAATGTACAAGATACTGACTGACAGCATAATCTCGGCAACGCGAGATAACCTCACGTAAGCTCGTGTTCAAAGCATCGCAACGAAGGGAAAGAGGTAATGCCAATTTTGCACCAGTTTTCTCCTGCACAACATGTAAGTGGTCATCCCAAATATCGCTGAATTTCATTGCTGAAATATCACCCAAGCGCTGTCCTGTAACTACGGCCAATAGCATCGCATTGCCCATGTATCGATGCTGTTTATCAGCAATGTCGAAAATCTTCTGCCATTCATCTAGATTCAAACGCTGCCTGGTAATCTTCCTGCGCGGTTGCTTTGTTGCTAGCGCGGGATTGTAGCCCGGAGGAACCTCACCCACGTGCTGAGCCTCTTTGAATACATCAATCAGCACTGAGCGAACAACCTGGCCCATACGTGGCTGTCCGGCGTCGGTGTACTCATCCAACAACGAAGCGATATCTCTGGCATCCACCTCGGGCAAGGATTTCATTGCAAAATTTTGGCGTAGAAGGTCCACAGGCTTACGTTTTTGTTTAAACGTGTTGGTCTTGATATCACCGGTGCTAAGTCGTTCTTCCTGTATTTTCCAATACCGGTCGAGCCAGGTACTGACAGTTATATTTTTACCCTTAATTTGAGCCACACGATCGCTAAGTGCCAGGATCTGCCGGCTACGCTGCTCCGCAAGCCGGCTATTAGCTTCGATCGCAATCTCACGAGCTTCCTGCTCATTGTCACCAAGAGCATGGTACTTCCCTGTAACCGGATGCCGGTATCGCCAGTAGACCTTATTGGCCTTACGGCTAAATAGCGGATACAGGTTAGGAATATCAACATTGTTCTTACGCGGTCTGGCTGCCATCGTTCAGTATCCTTTGGAGCTTCGGATTGTCATTGTGCTTAATGACCGGAGTAGTGAGTGGGCCAACTAGCTCAGCATCTTCTCGCACACGCCATAATTTGCCTTCCTTACGCGCAGGAGGGGCGAAGTGACCCTCTTTTGCACAACGCCGCAAGGTATTAAGAGAGGGCGGTTGGCTGCGATATCGCTCCGCAGCCCATTCTTCTAACGTCAGCATCTGCAGCATTAGGCACCTACCTGTCGGCTATTCAGACGGTAGGCAATGGCCATCTGTTCTGCATCATTCATGGCATCATGCAGGGAGTGATGTTTAACCGTAGCAAAACATGGTTGATGGGTTTTAGGCAGAGAACCCTTGGTGCCTTTGACCATTGCATCAATGTAGGTGCGAACATCGCGCTTACCTGCAAAATGCCACGGGCATGTTAGACCGCAAGAACGGTATGCACTTTCGAGGATAGACCCATCAAAATCGGTACCACGGAAAAAGATACGCACGCCTGGGTGTTGTTGAATCCAAGAAGTCAGATTTACGAGTGTTTGACTCAGAGGTTCCCGATTTCCAGCTAGAGCCTCATGGGCATCTTCATCTTGTTTTATCCACCACTGTTGCGTTTCGGCGCTGACAGTTCGGCCTTGAATTAACTGACCAAAAGTATCAACCAACCCATAAAATGCAGACTTAGAATAGTCGGCCAGCTCAGGATTCCGAACCACCTCCATGATTGAGTTCTGCACTCCATCGACATCTTCGATATCAAATGCAAAACCACCGATAGATAAGATCACCGCTGATGCCTGAACGTCCATTGTTTCCGTGTCGATCGTGATTGTGTTGATCATCGTTTATTACCCCACACTGATTTTCGGCAAAGCGAAGCCCTGCCAGAATTGGCAACTTTTCGCAGAGAGAAAATCGGGTTTTAAGAATGGAGGCCAGACACCCGCATAGCGCTGGCTCCCGGTTAATTACTCACACATCAGGTGGCGCACCGCGCCGGGGCTTTATACTGTGTAAAGGGATAAGGGGAACCCGAAACAGTACGCCACCAGATATGTGAAAAAATGCGGCTGACACCAACCCAAATCAGAGCAGCCGCAAAGGCTTCACTACACACAGCAAAATACTTGCCGGATATCTGCGCTTGCTTTCGCTGCAGTGCCGCCGGCGCGGCGCATTAGGTGTGGTGATGGGAGTTGAACCCACAGACGGGGAGGAAGCCCGTCTATCACCGGATACCACAACGGAAAGAGCACTACATTTGACCACCTTGCGCCGCTTGGCTTGAACGCGGTTTTCCGGCCTAACCACCTCGCCAGTAACTTGCATCAGAGGCTGCTATGCCACATATCCGGTGCAATGCTCTTACCTGTTGTGTGCCGGTTACGTTATCCGGCTCCCCAGCCTACGGCGAGGACGTGCATTCTTCTCGCGCTTGAATTTTCGGGTAACCCATGACCTGTCACATAATTCAGCCCTCCATTCGCGTGCCTGTTCTCGTCATGGGGCAGGCTCCCTGTTCTCATGTTCCCGCTGAAACCGTCATAGCCGAAGCTGATAGCAACAGGGGTTAAAAGACACTTCACATTGGGCTGCTCACACATGAGTTAGGATCCTCCACCGCTCCCAGAACTGAGGGAAATGGCGAGTGAGCATTCCGATGTGCGCCGGTCACCCGGCGACTGCCACCACTACACAAAAACCAACAACCAAAACGGGGTACAGACCACAACGCTATAGACCAATGCCTTCCAACCTTTTGCGCTCATGATTGCCTCGGTGGTTTTAATCAGTTTCTTCTTTATCCATCCAGCTTTCGTCGCCTTCCCAGTTCAGAGCCTGGCCTATTACCTCTGTCGCCTTCGCTTTCATTTCTTTACCGATGCGAAATTTGTTATTGCCTTCGATAATCTCTTGCAGTATTTCCAGCATCTTTGGTGCTGAGGCGCACAAAGTTCCGTGTATGGCATCGGTGCAGCCTGAGAAATCAGACTCTGCCCAGAACCCACAAATAACATCACCATTGCTATCCAATAAACGTCCTGTCCTTCCTTCGAAACGCCACGGGCCTTTGCTGCCTTGGAATTTTGCGTTACTCATCGTGTAACCCTCTGCCAGTGTCACTGGTAAGCGAATCATCCCGATCTTCGTGTGCCTCGGGCGGCTACTTGGTAGGCATCCTGCCTGTTCGCTGTCGATGAATAAACATTAAGATGTCTTAAATTCAAAGTCAATATTAAAGTGAAGATAACTTAAATAAGTGATTTTTACCTGAGGGAGGTGTATTTTGATTAAAATTTGTTCGGAGGTGGCATGGAAACAAACTGGGAAGACGAGCGGGCGGCTTTTATGGCCGGTGAGATCGGAGAGGCAGTAATGCAACTTGTGATTGACGGTTAAGAGATCAACCAGGGCAACATCATTGACTATCTAGAATTGAAGCGGAGGACCGTTGGCAACACGGTCCATAAAGGAGTGCTGAGAGACGCTGCAGCATTCGTTAGGCGAGGGAGTAAGGCACAATAAACCCGGCGTGGTTGCCGGGTTGGGTATTCAGTTTAGTTTGGGGGGTGTCGGCTTTTTCACCTGTGATAGTAACTTTATTGCATTGACCTCTGGGATTGCGCCGGAGCGAGTTTTCGATTCTATGTAAGCTGGGAACTTAGTGGGGAGATAAGATTGTTGCATCCAGCGACGAAATTCACCAAGAGCATCGTCTGGGTATATCCAGGCCTCAATTGGACCGGCTCGATGCTGTGGAAACCAATCTGGATAAGTATGGGGGTGCTTTGTTCTTGCCCCATATTTTTCGTCTAATTGATTTGCAGACCAGTGCTTTGCCCAAAAGGTACCTACGCTGATGTCTGGTACAGATGCTGGACCAAAATCAAATCCAGTATTAATCATTTTTAATGACAGTTCAGCCATCTCGCTAAAAACGGAGAAAAAGCCAAATGGAATCTGTGAATTTAATTGGAGCCGATCTTGAAACGCCTGCCAGGCACCGCGCTGAGGATTCTCAGGATCTATCCCAACACTTAAGAATACTAATCTACGAAGAGCGCTATCGCCTAAAGCACGGTAATTCTTGAGTGCAATTGAGTTATCAACCTGATCGGCCTCAAAAGCATAATATTCCAAAATCGACATGCAAACTGATGTCGGGAATGCCCGGATTTCGACTCCCTTATTTGTAACTGACCAGTATAACTGAGTAAGGCGAAGGCCCTTGCCTTGGAGAATGGAGTCAATTTTCTTTCCGCGTGGCCTTTGCCGCTGATCTATCCAGTCAGTTGTCAGGCGGGCAATCGCCGTGTGATCTACGCCACATAATCTTGCTAGCCCACGCATCGTTAGATATGGAGTTCCGTTGTTGAGAACGCCCATCTGAACACCTTCAACTTCAACCTCTTTAACGGGGAAGACCGCCATTTCTAGCTGTTGACCGGGAAGGACCTTATCTTCATTATCCATTTGATATCCTTGGTAATTGTGGTGTTGATCAAACCACATATTTTCCCTGAAAATCAAAGCGCACCAGTCTTTGCTAGTTACGCTGCTGTGTGTACTTATTCGGCAAAGCCTCAATTGATGTACACGCCAACCTTTGGCGGTTAAAGCGTGGAGTCGGTAACTGCATCGTTATCAACATGACGCGAAGCTTTCAGGATGCCGGCAACATACTCGACCTTCTGAACTTCTGCTCGGGCAATCGTGATAGGGCGGTGATCCTGGTTGATGCTGGTGAACTGATACTCCTCATCACGCGTATAATTCAGAACTTTGATCATGTTATGGCCATCACTGGTCCTAACGAAAACTTCATCACCCGGATGCACCGTTGTGCCAGGCTCAATCAGAACGAACTCACCTGACTGGATACGTGGCCACATGCTGTCACCCCTGACACGAAGCCCATAAGCATTCGGATCATCGCTGTAAATCTTCAGCCATCCACCACGGTATTCGACCATGTCGATCATGCCATCAACTCCTAAAACGGCATCACCAACTACAGGGACGAGCCCTGGTCGAACCTTGCCTACATATGTGATGTTTTCATCTATCGCATCGCCATATAGCAGATGAGATGGAGAGCATTCTAATGCTGCCGCGAGAGACAGTAAATTATCTCCTTTTGGCTCCGTTTCTGAACGCTCCCATTGCGAAATCGCAGCGTTAGATACACCAACCTTTTTAGCCAAGATCACCTGACTCAGCTTCTTCGACTTTCTCAGCGCATGAATGCGCTCGCCTACGGTTTCTTTTTTCATAGTTAAGTAATCTTAAATCTAGTTGACTTAAGATTCCTTTAGTTAAATAATTGAAGATATCTTAAATTAAGTGAGGTGAAAAATGCTCAAAGAAAAAGTGGTCAAGCACTATGGATCTCAGCGTGCGATTTCCGCCGCTCTCGGTGTTAGTGATTCGGCCGTATCTCAATGGGGTGAAGTCATCCCTGAAAGAGTCGCGCTGAAATTAAGCCGTATTACTGGCGGTGTCCTGGCTTACGACCCTTCGTTTTACAAAAAGTCTACCGCCCCAGCGGCTTAACCAAAACCACAGAAGCGGAGAAACCTTGTGGACAACAAAGACTTTCCTACCCAGGACGACATCAGCGAAGCGATACACAAGCTGATCACTCAGTTCCCAGGCAAGTACAGCACGATGGCGAAGGAGTTGGATCCGGTAGCCGGCACTGAAAACGCACTGCGTAACCGCGTCCGCCAGGTATCAGGACAGGTAGTGCCGTTGGGCATGGCTGTTGAGATGGAGTCGATCTCTGGCCGTTCAGATATCACCGAGGCGATGTGTAAACACGCTGGTGGTGTATTCGTGAAGCTTCCGGAAATCGAGCAGGCGGATAACGAAGAGTTGTTGATCAAGTTCAACGAGCTGATGTCAGCACTAGGCCTGTTTGCAAAAGCACATAACGAATTTACAGCTGATGGGGTGCTGGACAACGACGAGAGCAGAAAGCTGAAAGCTAAGGGTTACCGGGTTCAATCGCTGGTGGCGGAGATATACGCCGTGACGGTGATGATGTTTGGAGAGGGTGACGCCCAGGATATGCGGTCCCGGGCGTCGAGTGCATCAATTAAACGTGTGGAGTAATTAACGCATGAACAGAGTAACAGAATCTCGTTTGCGTGGGCAATTTCGTTGTGTAGCTGCGAGCTGCGCTAAACCGCCAGTGCCGTTGCGTTATGTGATGAGAATACCCGGCGGCTGGTTGCCTGTCACCCACAGCGCATTGCAGGAAGTTGTGGGTCGTTGCAAATATTTGGCACTGCCGGCGCCGGGAGCTGCACTATGAGCGTGAAAGTCTCAAGTTACGTCTGGGACGGCTGCGCTGCGCACGGTGTGAAGGGGACCAAGCTGCTTGTAATGCTTCGTCTGGCTGACTTCTCGAACGATGAGGGGATCTGCTATCCGGGTATCGAAAAGATTGCCCGTGAGATTGGTGCTGGCCGGAGTACGGTCACCACTGCAATAGGCGAACTGGAAAGTGACGGATGGCTGACACGCAAGGAACGCCGTAGAGGGCAGCGCAACGACAGCAACATTTACACCCTGAATGTGCCAAAGCTGAAGGCCGCGGCATTAAGCGTCGAGTCTCACCGTCCAGTTTCTGACACGTCAGAATCTGACCATTCAAAATCTGACATGTCAGGATCTGAACGTTCAGAATCCGACCGTTCAGAAAACACGAAAAAGGGCAGTTCTCACCCGCCAGAATCTGGGGGGGATCCGTCAGTAAATTCAAAACAAGATCCATCAGTAATAAAACCTGTTGGTCAACCGGCTACGCCAGCCGACCCGCAACCCGCCGATTCTTTGAAAATCGATTATCAGGTTGTTCTCGAAGCATTCCACACCACGCTGCCGGAATTGCCCAAGGTTATCAAAATCACTGATAGCCGCCGTAAGGTGCTGCGCAAGCTCTGGAAAGAATACGACCTGACCGAAGAGAAATGGGGCGCTTACCTCCGCTACATCGCCAAAAAATGCCGTTGGATGCTGGAAGACCGAGCAGACACCAACACTGGCAAGACCTGGCGCAAAAAGGACTTCGACTACCTAATCACCGAGACGTGCTACCTGAGCGTGAAAGAGGAGCGGGCTAATGACCTGCCAAAAGTTCAGAAGTTTGACAACGCTGCGCGAGACGAGGCTTACACCCGCCTGATCTCTCAGCGTCGTAAGCCACAAAACGAGGTGGAACGTCTGGCTAAAGAAATGGCTGGGTCATTGGGCCGCATGAGTGATTACGACGCGCGTCGGGCATTTGTAGGCATTTGGGCTCAAGCGGTCACCAAGGCAAGCGAGAATGACTTAGCGAGGTTGGCATCATGAAAAAATTAACGATTCCAGTGGACGTGTTCGAAAGCGATCGCGTTAACAGCGGCATCCGCCGATTAATCCTCGCAGGCATGCTGAAGGACAACCCAGAAAACCAGATGGGGAGAGTTATTCAGGCCGCGGTCGGCGCCCAGTGGATGACGCTTCGCGACCTGGAACGAACCGTTTTCATGATGTTTTACGTAGCTGACACCCAGGCGGCGATTAGTGCCCGGCTGCGTGAAGTTGACCCCAAACTGCATGGGCTGGTGAAGGAAAAACGCACGTTGAAAGATCCGGACACGGGCAAGCTGGTTTATTTCTACCGCCTGGTAGCCATAGAGGAGCAGCCAGCATGAAATTAACGTTGCCATTCCCCCCAAGCGTTAACGGCTACTGGCGCTCGCCGAACAAGGGATCATCCCGTGGACGTACTTTGGTCAGTGAGCGAGGCAGGGCATTTCAGGCAGAGGCTATCGCTCAGGTAATGGAGCAACTGCGCCGCCGGCCGAAGCCAATCAGCGCTGACATATCGGTAGCGGTGGTATTCTACCCGCCAACAAAGGCTCGTCGGGATCTGGATAACTTCTTCAAGGCATTGTTTGACGCTATGACGCAGGCTGGTGTGTGGCTCGATGACAGCCAGATTAAGCATATAGATGCCAAGTGGGGGCCGGTAATCAAGGGCGGCAAGGTAGAGCTACGGATCAGCGAGGTGCAGGCATGAGAGGGATACTGAAGCCGATCGTTGTCCGCGAACTGGGGCAGGTCATCTTAAAGCCAGGCAATGACTTGCTGACGATGTTCGGTGACCGGGTGATGGTGGCCACGGTACCGGCTGAGTTTCGTGAAATGCCGTCAGGTGCATTACCGGCAACAGAACAGCAGCTGGCCATTGACCCGCGCTTCCGTCCGTTCTTCCAGCATGAGCGCGTTCTTTCTGCCGCTGGTGGCATTAACAGCCTGGAGAGCTGGCTGGATCGTCGTCATGACTGTCAGCGCCAGTGTGCCGAGGACGATTATCACGACAAGAACATGGAGACCATGCGTTATGGCACCGGTGCTATTCGTCTGTGCTGGCACCATTCGCATATGTACCGTGATAAGACGATGGATGAGCTATCAGCCACAGCAGAACAAAATATTGCTGATTTCGTGGTGTATCGGGCCAGAGTTCATTTCATGTTTGAAGAGAGCCATCAACTGACTTTGCCGGAGCTGTGCTGGTGGGCCTGGGTGAATGAGGTCATTGATCTGTTGCCTGAGAATGTCGCGGCGGCATCACTGCGTATCAAGCCGACCACAATCCCATCAGGTACCCGGAAAGAGGCCGATATAACCCCCAGTCTGGCACCAAGCCAGATGATCGCCGAGATAGCCAAGAAGGCTGCAAAGGTGTTGGTAATCGATCCGGAGCCGCCAAAGGCATTATTCAAGATACCGAAGCGTGAACGCTGGACGAGCGAAAAATTTACACGCTGGGTTAAGTCTCAGCCGTGCGCATGTTGTGGCGGATCGTCTGACGACCCCCATCACATCATTGGTCATGGCCAGGGCGGCATGGCAACCAAGGCACATGATTTTTTTACTATCCCGCTATGCCGGAAACATCACGATGAGTTGCATCGTGACCTGTCACGGTGGGAAGAAGAGTACGGCAGTCAGATCGAGGTGTGGTTCAGGTTCATCGACTACTCGTTATCGGTCGGTGCAATTTCATAAGTGTGGAGTAATAGGCGAGCTGGCATGCGGGCCAGACGCCTGGAGATTAAAGCATGAGAGATATGTACGAAATTTTGGAACGGTGGGGTGTGTGGGCGCGCGAGGACAGTGGGATTGATTACTCACCAATTGCAGCGGGATTTAAAGGGCTGTTGCCCCCTACATCGAGTGGAAAGCTATCATGCTGTGATGATGATGGGTTACTGATCGACGGGTGTGTAAGTCGGCTTAAGAAGTACAAACCAGAAGAGTACGACCTCGTTATTGCACATCATGTTTACGGTATGTCACTGCGCAAGATTGCTAGAAAGCTAAAGTGTTCAGATGGAACGGTAAGGAAGGATATGCAAACAGCCGAGGGATTTATTGGAGGGTGTTTATCAATGTTGGATTCAAAATTAAATATTGATAATTAAATCAATTAAATAGCCCAATTTACGTTGGGCTATTTTAACTTTTCGAGAGTAGCTTTAACTCTTTTATTCTGAGCTTTTCGCTGTTTGATTTTTGCTTCAAAATCATTAACTTCCTTGATCCCAAGAACTGAAGGAATTATTGAATAAAAAGAACAAATCATTAACGAAACTGCGAGGTTAGTCAGTAATTTAATGTGATTTTGTATTACCTCATTCCCATTTGAAAGGCTAAGTATTGCTATAAACAATATTATTGTGATTTGAATTATTAGCAGGATTATTGATGAGTTTCTTTTCCTGTTAACAAGGAGTGCAAGCCTCCTAGCTTCACCTTTACTTATGTCTTCGACGACATTTTTCCTAGTTTCTGAAAGCTTATGAAACAAGGCTATGCTATAAGCAATGGGCGCTAACAGTATAGTTAGTACGCCCCAAGGTATTGATGATAAAACAATATATTTATCAGCAATTTTCCAGGCTACAAAAAACAACAACACGATAACAACCAAGTGCATCGCTGCGCTAGGTAGAAATACTGTTGATTTTTGTCCTGTAATATTAGTCATCTTTATGCTCTATTTGTCCCGCATTCACGAGCGTCATAAGCCATTCGTGCATTTGGCTATAAAGTTCATGTTCATCTATCAGGCTGTTATGCATAGTTAACTTGACTGTGTTCCATAACCTAATATCTTTCCCTGTTAACTTAGTGCCGCCAACCATTTCCACTGTGACATCTTCGTCCGGATAGTGCCTGGTTGCATCAACCAAGTTACGTAACATACGTTCGCCGCTATCAGAAGTCTTGCGTTTATATGTGATTTTTAAGGTGACTTCTAAATTAGCATCATCTAAGCAATCTTCCAGCTTACTAGATTTAATAAAGTTTTCCCACTTCTCAGCGAGCATGATTTTCAGCATATCTGATGCTGTTCCTGTCGGTACCCAGCTTGGGTTAGCGCTTCCTTGGCTCATATCATTGATTGCCGCCACTGGAGCGCCTATAGATACAGACTTCACAGGACGCTTAAGAACCTCCTCAATGATCTCCTCTTTGGGTTTGTCGGTAACTTTAAGCAAACACTCTGGAGGAATGTTGTTAGTCAATGTCCCCAGCAGCCACTTCAGATGAATTTCTAGCTCACGAGTTGTTAAGGCTCGCGACTGCATAACAACTATACTATTACCAAAAACACCAAAATAGAGAATAGAATCAATGAATTCTCTGATTATTTTCTCTTGTTCTGTTTGTAGACTTTCAGCCTCAGTTACACTCATCTTAGACAATTCTTCTGATGTCACAGACCGAATTTCATAAGATTCTGCATCATTCTTTAACTGGATATATCTCTGTGAATGCCCAGGTTCAAAGGCAACCAATTGGCAGAACAAAACCCCTTGAAATGTTTCATTTTTGTTTATTAACCTGAACAGGTTTTCTTCATTGGGGTTGACCATCTCCTTTCGCATATCCGCCTTGGTATGCTTAGTGAGTAACTCCTGTAACATTTGCTGCAATGTTTTGGTGGACCCAGGGATAGATACATCTTTATAGATGATTTTTTTATTCTTGATCTCTTTTGACATTTCACTTCCTTATCACATAAATGCGCACACTCAAGTTGAAATCATAATCGTGGTAATGATTTGAATTTAAACTAATTTGCTAATAACAAGAGGTATACTCTTAAAATACTATAAAATTCTTCTTATGCGTACGCATAAACTGCTGTAACGTGATAAGAGTGGTTACGCAGTCACGTAGCTTACCCAATCAGAAACCTCGCTTCGGCGGGGTTTTGTCGTTTTTAGCCTCCTTGCCAAAACAGTCAACCACAACGCAAATACATCCTGTCTCTGAGTGACTACGGCGGGAGGCTAAACCATTTCTATCACCCGGTACCGGGACAGAACCCCGGAAGGGGGAGGTATGAAAATGCCCCACAATGACAATGCCTTCCTAAGTTGGCTGGCAAATCTCTATTCGAACAATGCCAACTGGATAAACGGCATGGTAATTACATCAGCCTTGGCATTTGGTCGCGTTCTTTTCTACGGCGGAAAGATCCGAACCGCCTTGGTGGATGCATTACTCACCGGCCTTATAGCAGTAACTACTGTTCCAGTCCTTTCCCCATTGTTAGTTCGGTCCATTGAGATGCTACCGGGCATGGGTGACGTGCTATCCAAAACCGAGACGATGAAAATTGAGCTGTTTGTGTTCTCAGTGCTGGGAGTTATCGGTGCCAGGGTAATCCGTGAAGCCGCGATATCGATATTGCAGCGGATCAGCGGCTTGAATAGGAAGGGGGTTAGTGATGCAGATAAGTAAAAAGGGGCGCGGTTTCATCAAAGGGTTTGAAGACCTTCGCTTGATGGCTTATCCAGATCCCGGTACTGGTGGTAAGCCGTGGACGATTGGCTGGGGTCACACCAAGGGAGTGAAGCAGGGTGACCGCATCACGCAGGAGCAGGCAGAGCAATTCCTTTCTGATGACTTGGCCTTGTTTGAGCTGACGGTAAACAGCGCCATTAAGCGCTCAATGACGCAGAACCAATTTGACGCAATGGTATCGCTGGCATTCAACATCGGCGGATCTGCGTTCGCAGGTTCAACGCTGGTGAAGAAATTCAACGCCGGTGATGCAAAAGGCGCGGCAGATGAATTTCCCAAATGGAAGAACTCTGGTGGCAAGGTTATGCCTGGGTTGGTGAAGCGTCGCACGGCAGAACGCGAGACGTTTTTGTCATGAGCACCTCATTCAGCTTCCGTACGATGGCGGTAGGTCTATTGCTGGTGGCTCTGATTATTGCTGGCAGGCTGGCGTTTTACTTTCACAGCAACGCAGTAAAGGCTGGTGACCAGGTTAAGCAGCAGAAAGAGGCGCTGGCGCAGCAGTCAGGACTGATTGCCACCATGCAGGAACAGGACACCCGTAACCGCGCGCTGATGGCAGAACAACAAAAGAATAATCAGCAACTGCGCCAGCAGGGGGAAACGTACCAGAGGAAATTACGCGATGCACTTAAAAGCGATAAATGTGGCAATAGTCCTATGCCTGCCGCTGTTATTGACCTCCTGCAGCAAAACGCAGCCACCGGCACCGCAACAGGTCGTGCTGCTACCCCCTGAGTCCGTATTCATCCCATGTGAGCAACCACAATTGCAGGGTGACACCTGGGGCGATGCACTGAGCTACACGCTGGAGCTTCAGACGTCACTACAAATCTGCGCTGGGAAAGTCGAAGTTATGGATTTATGGAGGAATTCGATATTAAAGGGGGGAACTGATGCTATAAGTTATTCAGGTACGCATTTTATTCGTAAATATACTCCGTTGAATTAACCACGGAGTATATTGTTAGAAGTTAGTTATTTCCTGACTCAAATTCACTAATTAAAATTCTAACACGGTCTGCATAACCTGGATTTTTGGCTAAGAATTCATCAGGTGAGTAAGTATTTTCATCACCAGACCACTTCAATTTACCAACGTTTTCTGAGTAACCCTCTCTAACTCGGTAGGTTCCATCTTCGAGTAGATCTAAGAAGATATAGTCTTCACGAGTTTTATCATTGCCGCTATAAGAGATTCTTTTACTTTTTGTCATTTTTAACTCCATTCTGCGAGTTGCAGTATTAATTTTGGTGGATTTACTGTGGATGTAATATTCTACATCACATTGTGTTAGGATATAAGCTAAAATCAATATAGTGAACTTGTGAATTATTTACTTTGTGTTGTTTCTACTTTCTCGAACAGACGTCGTGAATGTCATACAAACTCGGCAATCTGCCAAAAGAAGAAATGGATAAGGTGAACGTTGACCTTGCAGCGTCAGGCGTAGCGTACAAAGAGCACATGAACCAGCCAGTGATAGCTGAGCAGGTGTAGCGAGAGTAGCCTGAGCATTTCGTGAATACTTCCGTGAGCGCGTGGCGCATTACCGAGATGTGAGCAAAAGGCTACCTACCGGATCCGCCCGGTATACCTGAAAATAGCTGAGGACAATGGTAAAAAGTAGTTTTGAAATAGTTTTAATTCATATTGTTATTATTAGTGATTATTTTAATGATTCTTAAAAAACTTTCAAAGTATGTCATCCCCGGATTCACGATGATGCTCATAGCAAATGCCAGTTTTGCGTCAAGTGATGATTCGGTTAATTACACAGAAAAGAGGCGACTACACTGCAAGCTTCTTGAGAGAAATATTAACTTCTCACATAGCAAACCAATCGGAAGCCTAAATTCAGGTTGGCTTCGCAAGATAGATGGCACATTTGCTTCTATCGAGATAGATGGTTGGAATGTGCAGCGCTATGGTAAAGAGGGGTTTACCGATAGAGGTGGAAAGCTCTTTATCCATGAGGACTGGGGGGCGGAAGTCATAGCTGACCGTGACACTGGCTATGTATCAATGCAATTACCCACAAGAAGCGGGGAAATGTTGTATATGAAGTGGTTTTGCAGTGTTGGACCAAATTTATCAAAATAACAGAACCCGCTACGGCGGGTTTTTTATTGCCTATCACAGAGTGCCCAAACCGACGCTGCGTAATGCACGATAACCAAGGCCATCATCCCCATTCTGGGAGCGATGGACTGAAAAGTGATAATGATTCTTATCATTGTGGGTCCTTCCTGGAGTTCAAAACACCGAGGGGCGGGAGACGCGCGAAAAGTCGCTATTTATGAGTTTTTTAGACGCGGATCCTACTTCCTTCTCACTTAATACCTAACCCATTGTTTTTAATTGATTCACCTATAGCCAAAGCGGGAAGCGATCCGGCTGGGATCCTCTCGATTTTCGGGAAATCACTTCCCGGTTAAAAAAATGTTAATAAAAAGGAGTTTCGGGGGGATTTATGAATGTAACAAAGGCACAACTGGCGGATCTCTTCGAAGTTTCAACACGCACTATCACCACTTGGCAATCGCAAGGGATGCCGGTTGTGGCCGGCGATGGTAATGGTGGTAAAGGCGGGGAAAATACCTATTCGACAAAGGACGTTATTACCTGGTACGCCGACCGCGAGGCCTCGTTAGAAAACGAGATATTGCGTAAAGAGCTGGATGCCCTGCAGCAAAGCGGGGAAGAGGCCTTGCAGCCCGGCACTATCGATTATGAGCGCTACCGTTTAACCCGCGCTCAGGCCGATGGCCAGGAATTAAAGAACGCCAAAGACTCCGCCGAGGTAGTGGAAACCGGCTTCTGCATGTTTGTCCTGTCAAAGGTTGCGGGGGAGATTGCCGGCATTCTTGACGGCATTCCTCTCTCAATGCAGCGGCGCTTTCCTGAACTGGAAAATCGGCATATCGAATTTTTAAAGCGGGATGTGGTGAAAGCCATGAATAAAGCGGCTGCGCTGGATGAAATTCTTCCGGGGTTGCTGAATGAGTATATCGAACAAACGGATTGATCGGCTGCGTTATTGGGTTGCCGCCGGTCTGCGTTCGCTATTCCGCCCCGTTCCTATGACGGCGGTCGAATGGGCTAACGAATTTTATTACCTCCCGAAAGAATCCTCCTATCAAGAGGGGCGCTGGGAAACGATGCCGTTTCAGGTTGCGATCATGAACGCAATGGGGAGCGATGACATCCGGGAGGTAAACCTGATTAAGTCGGCGCGCGTCGGCTATTCAAAAATGTTGCTGGCCGTCGTGGCGTATTTTATCCAGCACAAACAGCGAAACGGGCTGTTGTGGCAGCCGACGGATGGCGACGCTGAAAATTTTATGAAGTCGCACGTCGAGCCGACGATCCGCGACGTTCCCAGTCTCTTGGCAATGGCGCCCTGGTACGGAAAAAAACACCGCGATAACACGCTTTCGATGAAGCGTTTTTCGAACGGTCGGGGTTTCTGGTGCCTGGGAGGTAAAGCGGCAAAAAACTACCGTGAAAAATCGGTCGATTATGTTGGCTATGACGAACTGGCCGCCTTTGATGAGGATGTGGAGAAAGAGGGTTCGCCGACGTTCCTGGGCGATAAGCGCATAGAAGGCTCAGTGTGGCCAAAGTCGATACGCGGATCTACACCGAAAATCAGGGGCATATGCCAGATAGAACGCGCCGCCAGTGAGTCCGGGCATTTGATGCGTTTTCATGTGAAATGCCCACATTGCGGCGAGGAGCAGTTTTTAAAGTTCGGCGATCGTGAAACGCCATACGGTTTTAAGTGGGAATCAGGGAAGCCGAAGACTGTTTTTTATCTCTGTGAGCATAACGCCTGCGTGATACGCCAGCAGGAACTTAATTTTAGTGATGCGCGTTATATCTGTGAAAACACGGGCCTTTACACGTCTGATGGCCTCCGCTGGTTCGAATCGACGGGGCAGGAGGTTGATCCACCTGAATCAGTATCCTTTCACATCTGGACCGCTTACAGCTCGTTTACTACCTGGGCGCAAATCGTTAAGGACTTTAGAAAGACGAAGGGCGACCCGGGCAAGCTGAAAACGTTCACCAACACGACGCTTGGCGAAACCTGGGCCGAGGAAGTGGGGGAGCGGCCGTTACCTGAAACCCTGCTCGAGCTGGCCGAACATTACCGGGCAGAAGTGCCCGATCGTGTGGTTTACCTCACCGCCGGCATTGACTCCCAGCTTGACCGTTATGAAATGCGTGTTTGGGGCTGGGCGCCAGGTGAAGAGGCATTCCTGATCGATCGCGTGATTATCATGGGTCGGCACGATGAAGAGGAAACGTTGCTGCGTGTTGATGAGGCCATCAACAAACAGTACCAGTTAGCCGACGGCACGATCATGACCATTGGCCGCGTTTGCTGGGACTCTGGCGGTATCGATCCGGCGATTGTTTATAACCGTTCGAAAAAGCTGGGCCTCTTCCGGGTAATACCGATCAAGGGAGCCAGCGTTTATGGGAAGCCTGTGGCCAACATGCCGCGAAAGAAAAACAGCCATGGCGTTTTTCTGACAGAAATCGGCACTGACGTCGCCAAAGAAGTCATTTACAGCCGCTACAAACTGGAACGTTCCGCTGATGGCTCCCCCGTTCCTGGGCTTATCCACTACCCGAATAATCCGGCGGTTTTCGACCTGGCCGAAGCCGAGCAGATGACGGCAGAGGAACTCATAGAAAAATATGAGAAAGGGAAAATTAAATTGCTCTGGGACGCCAAAAAACGCCGAAACGAGGCCCTCGACTGTTTTGTTTATGCCCTGGCGGCTTTGCGTATCAGCGTTTCGCGCTGGCAGCTGGATTTGGATGTGTTACTGGCCAGCCGCCAACAATCACCGTCCGGCCAGCAGGCCAGAAATAATAATGACTTGGCCGCCCTGGCGGCTCAATTGGGAGGATAACGTGGCGACACTGGCACAATTGGAAGAAGCCCGAAAAGCCTTACATGAACTGCTAACGGGTAAACGTGTGGCATCGATTCAAAAAGACGGGCGCGCCGTGACATTCACCTCCGCCACGTTAAACGAGCTGCGCGCCTATATCTCTGATTTAGAGGTTCAACTGGGGTTAGCCAGTCGGCGCCGAGGTCCGGCGGGGTTCGGGGTATGAATAAAAATCAAACTTTACTCGGCCCGGATGGCGCGACGCCGCTGCGTGAGTACGCCGGTTATACAGGCGGCGGTGTGGGTTTTGGTGGCCAGATAGCCGGCTGGCAACCCTCTTCTCAAAGCGTGGATGCCGCATTACTGCCGCAATTTGAACGGGGGAACGCCCGGGCTGATGACCTGGTGAGAAATAACGGCTACGCAGCCAATGGCGTGCAGTTGCACCAGGATCATATCGTCGGCTCCTTCTTTCGCCTTAGCTATCGGCCAAACTGGCGATATCTCGGCATCGCTGAGGAAGAATCCCGAGCGTTTTCTGACGAGATAGAGGCGGCCTGGCGAGAGTACGCAGAGGACCCTGATTGTTGCCTGGACGTGGAGCGCAAACGAACCTTTACGATGATGATCCGTGAAGGCGTGGCCATGCACGCGTTTAACGGGGAGGTCTTTACCCAGCCTTGTTGGGATCGTGCTCCGCATCGACTGTTTCGAACACAGTTTAAAATGGTCAGCCCCAAACGTATCCGAAACGCGCCCGGAGTGCTCGACAGCAAAACGCAGCGCGCCGGTGTTTCGCTGGACAAATATGGTGCCGCCATTGGTTACAACGTGGTGGATGACAGCTATCCGAGCTGGGGCACCCGCCGCGTTTCCTACGTGCCCCGTGAGCTGGCAAATGGTCGGCCGGCGATGATCCACATTTTTGAACCCCTGGAGGATGGCCAGACGCGTGGAGCCAACCGGTTTTACAGCGTGATGGAGCAAATGAAGATGCTTGATACGCTGCAGAACACGCAGCTGCAGAGTGCGATCGTTAAGGCGATGTATGCCGCAACCATTGAATCTGAGCTGGATACAGAAAAGGCGTTTGATTACATCCTGGGGGTAGGGAACGTGAAAGGCCAGGAACCCCCGATGAATAAATTCCTGGAGCAATACCTGATTTATTACCAGGCCGCGCAAGTGAAGTTTGGCGGCGCCAAAGTCCCGCACCTGTTCCCAGGGGACAAACTGGAACTGAAAACCGCGCAGAACGCGGATAACGGCTATTCAGTCTTTGAACAATCGCTGCTGAGATACATCGCTGCCGGTCTGGGTGTGTCCTATGAACAGCTTTCCCGCGATTATTCGCAGGTGAGTTACTCCAGTGCCCGGGCATCGGCTAATGAATCCTGGCGTTACTTCCTTGGTCGCCGCAAGTTTATTGCGTCACGCCAGGCGAGCATGATGTTTTCCTGTTGGCTGGAAGAAGCATTGATCCGTGGGGTGGTAAAAATGCCATCCCGCGCCCGTTTCTCATTCAGTGAGGCGCGATGTGCCTGGAGTAATTCAGAATGGATCGGCGCCGGCCGCATGGCCATTGATGGCCTGAAAGAAGTGCAGGAGTCCGTCATGCTGATAGAGGCGGGCTTAAGTACCTTTGAAAAGGAATGCGGCAAGCTGGGCGAAGACTATCAGGAGATTTTCCGCCAGCAGGTTCGGGAGGCAGAAGAACGCAAGGCAGCCGGCTTAACACAGCCTGCGTGGGTGGCTGCAGCTTTCCAGGCTCAGCTGCAGAATTCTACACAAAACGAGGGGGGTCAGCGTGGATCAAGCGCGTAACTTGCCCCATATCGCCAGTATGGCACTCAATGAGCCGCTTTTATTAGAACCCGCCTACGCGCGGGTTTTCTTTTGCGCGTTGGGTAACGAGCTGGGCATGGGGCGCCTGATTGATGGCACAACAAACACGGTCTTATCACCGCCGCAAATGACCGAATTAGCCGCGTCCTATGGTCCCGGACGAATGACTGTCTCGGATAACGGCTATGACATCCAGGGTCGGATCGCCATTGTCCCGATATCGGGGACGTTGGTCAGCAAGTCCGCCGCTTTGCGTCCGTATTCTGGCATGACCGGCTACAACGGGATTGTTTCCAGGGTAACAGCGGCAATTAACGATCCCGACGTTGACGGGATTTTGCTCGATATGGACACCCCGGGAGGGATGGTCGCCGGCGGATTTGATGCGGCCGATATTATCGCCCGTCTGCGTAGTCAAAAGCCGATCTGGTCATTGGCCAACGATATGAACTGCAGCGCCGGTCAGTTGCTGGCCAGCGCGTGCTCTCGGCGCCTGGTCACGCAAACGGCCAAAGCCGGCTCTATCGGGGTGCTGATGGCCCACAGTAATTACGCCGGCAATCTGGAGCAAGCCGGCGTCGATATCACCCTGATTTTTGCCGGTGCTCACAAGGTGGACGGGAATCCCTGGGAAGCCTTGCCAAAGGAGGTCCGGGCAACATTTCAGGCAAAAATGAACGCGATCCGACAATCCTTTGCGGAAAAAGTATCGGGCTATACCGGTATTTCCGTTCAGGCGGTGCTCGATACCGAAGCGGCCGTGTATACCGGCCAGGAATCGATAGACGCAGGTCTGTCTGATGAGTTGGTTATCAACACCGATGCGTTAGCGGTCATGCGTGAGGCTATCAGTCACTCAAAAGTAACCCGGTCTATAGGAGGCCAAATGTCAGTAAATCAAACCCAAACCGTAGCGGATACGCCAACCGGGTCGGAAGTGGCCACAGCACAAACGGCAGCGGATCCGGCAACGGCTCAGCCCGCAGGAAGTGTAACTGCGGCCGTTAATGATGCCATTCAGGCCGAAAATGCCCGCATCATGGGGATTTTAGATTGTGATGAGGCCAAAGGCCGGGGCGTCTCTGCGCGTGCCCTGGCAGCTACGCCAGGCATGACGGTAGAAAATGCCCAGCGCATTCTTGCCAGTATGCCGGAAAGCGCTCAGGCCCGGACTGAAACGGGACTTGATCGCCTGATGGCTGATTCTCCCGAAGCGCTGGGCCAGGGGAGCGGTGAAAACAAGGCGCAAGACGGGGTATCGCGTTTAGCGTCATTCTTAACGCAAGGGGAAAATGCATGACCGTAGAACAGCGTAATGATCATCGAGTTTTTGCCGGCAGCGATACGGCACACACCGCAAAGGCCAGCAGTGGGCTGACCAAGGCAACTCTGGCACTGACGCCTCTGATGCTTGCGGCCGAAGGCGGTTTACTGGTGGCCTGGGATGGCGCAGCGGCAGGAACGGCTGTCGCCGTGTTGGCGCTAGCACATGATGGTATCGCACCCTTGCTGACCTATTACAAGTCGGGGACGTTTGCTATTGAGGCTATCGCCTGGCCTGACGGTGTGACCGATCAGTTAAAACAAAATGCGTTTATCGGTACCGCCATCAGCGTTGCTTAAGACGGTTTCCCCCTCATAACTAAAGGCTGCCAATTGGCGGCCTTTTTATTACCAGAAGGAGGGCCTATGGGCCTGTTTACCACGCGTCAACTGATTGGCGTAACCCAGGACAAACTCAAGTTTAATGCGTTGTTCCTGAATCTGTTTTTTAAGCGTGAAATCACTTTCGATACCAAAGAGGTGATGCTGGACAAAATTACCGGTCGGGCGCCGATAGCCATGTACGTTTCTCCTCAGGTAGAGGGCAAGGTTTTACGTAATTTGGGGGGGATGACACGCACGCTAAAGCCCGGGTATGTCAAACCGAAACACCAGGTTACACCGGATATGGTCGTTGACCGTTTGCCGGGCGAGGACCCTGCAATGTTGGCGGATCCGGCGTACAGGCGTGAACGTGTTATTGCGCAGAATCTGAAACAGGAAGAGGAATCCATTGTTCAGGTTGAAGAAATGCAGGCTGTTCAGGCGGTATTAAAGGGTAAATATCTGATGGAGGGGGAGCAATTCGAGAAAGTTGAAGTCGATTTTGGTCGGAACCCTGCAAACAACATTATTCAGAGTGGGGCGGCGGCCTGGTCAAAACAGGATCAGGATACCTTTGACCCGACGTTTGATCTGGATATGTACGCCGACCAAAGTAACGGCGCCATCAATATTGCCGTGATGGACGGATTATCCTGGCGCGTCTTGAACGGGTTCAAATTGTTCCGTGAAAAGATGGATACCCGACGCGGGTCTAATTCTCAGCTGGAAACGGCGTTGAAAGACCTGGGGGCCATTGTCTCCTTCAAGGGCTATTACGGCGACCTGGCTATTGTTGTGACGAAAGGCCAATACGCGAAAGAGGACGGCAAAACAGCGCGCTATATGCCGGATAACACCATTGTGCTGGGGAATACGTTGGCTGATGGTATCCGCTGTTACGGCATGATCCATGATGCGGAGTTTGTCGCAGAAGGGATCACCGTCGCTAAACGTTATCCGAAAAACTGGATCACAAAAGGCGACGTGAGCAGCGAATACACGATGACTCAATCCGCCCCGCTCATGGTGCTGCCAGAGCCTGACAATTTCGTTGTCATCACAATCGCATAACGCCGATTAATCAGGCAGGGGCTACGGCCCCTTTTCCCCTGTTTTAGAGAGAGAACACAATGGCTAATAAAGACGAGTTGATCACCAAGTTGGACGAGCTGGGTAAGGTGCTGGGCCGTGAGCTGAGCACAGAAGGGACTATCGCAGATCTGCAACTGCGTGTCCGCGAAGCCGAAGAGGAAATTGAGGCTCTGGAGGAAGACGGCGACGGTACAGACGGTGGCACCGGTGGGGCGTCTGGTTCCGATCCGTTGCTGCAGACGACCACCGAACAACGCCAGCCAATGGCGCCAAAATCAGAAGGCGAAATCGAGTGGGTAACGGTCCGCGTGCTAACGACGTTGCATATCAACGCATTGCATGAAACGCGAAATCAACCCGTGAAAATGGCGTATGCCGGCGATACGGTCCGCGTGCTGGCCTCGGACGTGGACGACCTGGAAGACGCTGGCCACGTGACAGAGCTTTAAGGGGGCGGCATGGATGGGTTCGATAACCTTTTTGATGAGGCCCTTTTCGATGCTGACAGCCGAATTATTGAGGTGATGGGGCGGGAAATGGTGGTGTCTATCAATGGTGCGCCGACGCCTGTCCGTGCCGTTTTCGATGAGCCTGCCGCTGATACTTCTCTGCCTTATGGCGCCGCAACGGTCCAGGACGTCGCCCCTCGGTTATTTGTTAAAACGGCGCTGATTGCTGGCCTGAAACCGAAAGATCGGGTGGAGATTGGCGCGGAGGCCTTTTGGGTGGTGAAAGTCGGCCCCGACGACACAGGAACCTGTGTTGTTACATTGGCGCGCGGAGTGCCAGGGAAGCCCGCGCCGGCGATCGACAAATGGAGTAAATGATATGGCCCGAGCAAGCAGGTTAAGGCGAGATTTACCCTTTGATATCGATCTGCAGGTACTGCAGCGGATCGCAATTTCTGCCGGCGCCAACCATACGCAATACATGCGCGCGTATAGCAGGGCCTTAAATCGCACCATGACAACGCTAAAAAAACGCGTTGTCGGGGATATGAAAGCCGGCATAGCGCCCCGTAACTTATCCCTTATTCGTAAGCGTCTGTTGTCGTTTCGCTTAACCCGTGGCGCGCAGCTGGACGAGGGGAAATTGTGGTTTGGTCTGAATGCAATCAAGGTTAAGGATCTCAAAGGCCGCGTTAAGGGCCGGCTCCGTCCCCACCATGACCGCAGGGACCCCCAGACAGGGCGATTTATTGCCGCCAGGCGTAGGGCCTCGGCAGAGGTTGGTTTTGAACCTAAAGGCGAATTGCTGACGGCTAAAAACTTCCCTGATGGCGAGGTGGGCCGAACGCGTGCCGGCCGGCGAACGGTATTAATTCGCGACCCGCAGACCCGCCGCGCGAAAGAGGCGGAGGTCGATATTTACGCCCCGATGCTGGACTACATCGAAGATAACGCCTTTTCAGATGTTGCACGGATTTTCTTCCATCACTTTGAAATGGATTTAAAAGGCCGCGTGAAGATGCGGATCAACGTGTGAGGGACGTATGCCAACACCGATTTTAATGGCCAGCTATCACGATGCGATATTGTCTGCGCTGCGCGAAGTTGCGTGGGTAGTCAATGCTGATGATTACCCGGAGGTGGTCACGCAGTTGGAAACGCCGGCGGTGTATTTGTCAATCGCCGGCTGGGAGAATTCCCCCGGTTCTGATGGTCAGTTGCGCGTTGAATTTGAACACGATCTCTTTGTTGTTGTGGACCGCTCAGCGACGGCCGACATTTCAAAACCTCAGATTTATATTCGCACGGCTGCAGCTGACCTTAGCCAATGGATAGAGGGTAAAACGTTTGGGCTTGAAGGGCTGGAGCCGGCGGAGTTTGTCAGAGCCGGCCCCGATGATTTTGATGTGGCGATGGATGATTACATCGTCTGGCGGATCACCTTCACCCAGGTGGCCGCGATGGGTGAAGATCCGTTTGAATCGAAAGCTGGCCCACTGAAAAAGGTATTTTTGGGCAAGGCTCCGAATATCGGCAGCGCGCACATTGACGACTATCGGCTGATCTACGAGAAAAAAGAGGGCTCCGGCGATGAGTGATGACGCGTTATCAGACCTGCAGCGCCGGGTTGCCAATATGGTCCGCCGAGGGGTTATTCATTCGGTAAAGCATGGCAAGCAGCCGTTTTGCCGGGTGGATATAGGCGATAACATCACAACCTGGCTCCCGATGTGCCAGGGTTTCGCCGGCGCCCATCGCAGCGACTCCAACCCCTGCGCAGTTGGGGACCCTGTGACCGTGTTATCTGAGGCTGGCGAACTGAATAACGGCCGGGTTTTCCCTGGCTGGAATACGGGCGCCATGCCGGCGCCAGAAGGCAGCGAGGCGGAGCACATCACCCGATACAGCGACGGCGGCGAGTTTCGCTACAACCGCGAAGACCACGCCTTTACGCTGGCACTGCCGGAGGGCGGCACCTATGAAATTATCGGTAAAGGGACGTTGCGCGGGCCGGTAGAAATAACGGACACGTTGACGGTTAAAGGAAAAACGGAGCTGCAGGCGGATACTGCAGTCACCGGGGACCTGTCCGCCATGGGAGAAATTTCCGACGGCAAAAGCACGCTGGCCCGGATCCGGGAAATTTTCAACGACCACACACATCCCGATCCGCATGGCGGGGACACCGACAAACCGAACAACGAAATGTAACCCGCTCCGGCGGGTTTTTTTATGGGGGCACTATGCAGGGAGTTAATGCAGCCACCGGTAAACGCTTGGCGGGAACCGCTCACTTGCGCCAGTCCGTCTTTGACATCCTGACCACGCCGATCGGTAGCCGCGTTCTGGTCCGGGATTACGGCAGCGATTTACTGGACCTGGTGGACAATCCCCAGGACGAAAGCACGCGGGTGCATATCATCGCCGCCACGGCCAGCGCCCTGGCGAAGTGGGAGCCGCGTCTGCAGGTGAAAACGGTGGCGGTACAGTTTGACGGTGCCGGGCAATTTGATTTGACGATTTACGGCATTAACACAGAAACGGGCTACCCGATCACTTTGGAGGAGTTAACGATAAATGGCGACCAATTCCGCGACGATTAACCTTTCAGAATTGCCCGTTCCTGACGCGGTGAAAGTCCCTGACCCCGCGCTGATTTTTGCCGGCTGGCTGGCGCGACTCCGCGAGCTGGACCCGGATTATGATGCCTTGCTGGAGTCTGACCCGGTGTTTAAACAAGGGGAGGTCCTGGCGTATCACTCAACACTGATCCGCCAGGGCATGAATGACTCTATTCGGGCTGTATTACTGGCCAGCGCCAAAGGGGACGACCTGGACCAGTTGGGCGCTAATTTTGATGTGTTGCGCTTGCTGATAACACCGGGTGACCCGAACGCCGTCCCGCCAGTGGCGCCGGTCTATGAAGACGACGAGGCGTTTAGAACCCGGATACAACTGGCCTGGTCCCGGTTAAGTACCGCCGGCGCCGAAAACACCTACACCTTTTTTGCCGCGTCTGCAGACCCTGACGTTTTAGATGTTCGGGCATACGGTCCCGAAGATCATCAACGGCTTGGTGAGGTGTATCTCTATGTATTGTCCCGCACGAATGGGGGGATCCCGTCGGCGGAGGTGTTGAAAAAGGTAGCCGAAGCGGTCAATAAAAAAGAGATCCGGCCGCTGACCGATTTTGTCACGGTGAAGCCGGCGGAAATGGTGGATTTTGAAGTCACCGCAGATATCCAGATCCCCTACGGCCCGGACACTGACATGGTGATGAAAGCGGCAGAGGATGAGCTAGCCAAGTACCTGGCCATTGTTAACCGTCTCGGCCGGCTGGTGTCGTGCTCGGCTATTGACCGCGCATTGCATCAAGCCGGGATCGTGACGGTAAAGCTGCTTTCACCCGCCGCAGATATCAGCATGGCAATGGGGCAGGCGCCGCGATGCTCAAAAGTGACCCTGCGTAAGGTGATCATTAATGCCGAATAAATTTAAAACCCTCCTCCCGCCCAATGCCATCCCGCAAGAGCGCGCCCTGGAGCAGGCGACAATTGAGGAGGTGCTCTCTATCCCTGACCTGATCCGGATAGTGAAAAATCCGGCGTTGTGCCCTGTTGAGCTGCTGCCGTGGCTGGCGTGGGAGTACAGCGTGGACACCTGGAACACGGACTGGACAGAGGAGGAGAAACGGGCGGCAATCGCCCGGGCGGCGTATATCCATCGGCACAGGGGGACCCGGGCGGCGATCGAAATGTCGTTATCCTCTTCACCGTTCGCCAGCGATGTAGTCGAGTGGTTCGAAAAAACGCCCCGGGGGGAGCCTTACACGTTCTCTCTCGATGTGACCCAGGACGACCGGCCGATCACGTTAACCGACGTGCAGGACCTGAAAAGCGCGGTAATGAAAGGTAAAAACCTGCGCTCCTGGTTCGATGTGTCGTTTAAAGGCAGCCTGGACGGTAAGGCGATTTTAGCCGGCTACATGATTGCGTCCGAGTCATTCTCAATCATCCCCGTGTTTGAGTTTATCGGCGTACATATCAACGGCTGGATGACGTCGGAGTTTGCGCCTACATCGTCGTTTGCTGGGGCCGTTTATACGCTGGTAACGCAAGGCAACTTTGGCGCGATCACCTGGCACGTAACAGGCCCGGCGACGGTGGCCAGTGACGGAACGGTAACAATTACCGGTCCCGGGGCCGTCGCTATCACGGGGACGGATGCCCGGAACCGCTCGATCAGCCACGCAATCAACCCTGCTCGTTACCTTGTTCCCACGCCGGCAGATATTCAGCTTAGCCAGTCTGAGATGCCCGCGTTTATTGAAAAACAGGGCGGCAGAATGTGCCTAGTTGAGGATTTAATTCGCTGGCCGCAAGCCGGCGGAACAAAGGTCCGCGAAATGGGGCATCTGTGGGGGGAGTGGGGAAACATGGTTGCCTACGGTTGGCGCAAGTTTTGGATGGGTTCAACCTCGGAGGAAGCTCGCTGGGTCACTGCCTCCCCGGGGAGTCCCTCAAATTTCAGCCGGTTTGTGCGGTTGACCTCTGTGACAACCGGCAGCGTTTCGCCGTGGGACCCTAACGATTATTCGACGGCTGCTGTGATTGAAGTGGAGAAAAAATAATGGCCTCAGGATTAATTTTAACCGCTGTCGGCGCCGAGGCGATAGAGACGGCTTATCAGGCCGGCGAGGTGGTCACTATCCCGATCGTCGCATTTGGTGATGGTGGTGGGGTATCTGTGACCCCTGACCCTGCAGTAACCAAACTGGTCAATAAATTTGGGGATGTGCCCTTTACGCAGGGGGAATCGGGTAGCGGCATGATCGCCGGCCAGGCAGTTATAAACGCCCGCGATTATCCAGGGAAAGTGGTCCGGGAGTTTGGGCTGATGAGTAGCGCCGGCGTTCTGATTGCCTATGGCGCCTATCCCGATACCTATCTACCGGAGCAGAACGACTCAATAGTAAAAGAGCTGGTGGTGAGCTTTGCTATGCCGTTGGTACACGCGGAAAGCGTGGTACTGGAGATTGATCCGAATGTATCGGTGCTGACGATTGAAGAAGCGGACGCCCGTTATCTTTTCAGGAAGGGCGACACGGCGACGGGCGATCTGGGCGCGCCAATGTTCCAGGCAAATGGCACAAGCGGCGTGCCGGAAGGTTCTGGCATGTATAAGGACCAGTTAAACAACCACGCCCCGTTTTATTCGCCTGATTATCAATGGCCCGTTAATTCTGGGGGGGCGTATGTTCCCCTGGTGAAGGGGCGCGGAACAAGAAAGGCCAAGGGATGGCCAACGGCCGTTAGCTTTGGCTATCTAATGCCCGGCGTTGATATGCACGCCCATCCGGTTATCCATGCAATTGGCGACAGTGGCCAGGAATGCATATGGGAGTTTGATACCCAAACCGGAGGCCTGAGAAGTAAAGCCGGGACGTTTGCGATAGAAGAACAGCAACCGATTGTGCCGCTGCCGTTTTCGGGTGATTCCCCGCCGCCTGGCCATGCCTTAATGCTGGGACAGGCCTTTGATAAAAACGCCTATCCGCGCACGGCGCAGGCGTTCCCGTCGGGTGTTTTTCCCGACATGCGAGGCCGGACCATTTTGGGGAAACCGGATGATCGCGGCCCGTTATCGTTGGCTGATGGTGAGGTTAAAAGCCACGGGCATGGCGGTGAGGTGGTCGGAACGGACCTGGGTTCACCAGAAACAACAGAGAGCGGAGGATATAGCCCGAAACTGCGCTCTTACCCTTCCAATACCTCATTGGATGGTGGGACAAGTAGCCGTCACACCATTGACCAGGATCGCGGGTTTACTGATTACGGGCTGATTGAAGGTGTTCCCCCGCATAAACACAACCTCCCGTTAGGGTGGCACGGTCACGGTTTACGCATTGATGCCTTTGGCGCCGCGAAAAACACCGTTGATAACATAGCATTTAACTACATTGTGAGGCTGGCATGACAGAGAGCTTTGAATTTTCGGATATTCCCCGTTGGGTATGGGTTTATCGCTTTGATGATGCCGGCATTTTTACCGGCTCCCTCAATTTTTACGTAGCACCGCACACGGGACTGCCGGCGAATTGCACCCCGTTGAAGTGCAACCCGAAGGCAGGACAGGCGGGCGTATGGGACGGCACGAGCTGGACGTATATTTCCGATGTGCGCGGATCCACCTATTGGGATCAGCGTGGCAATCAGTTTGTCATGATGGAGCTGGCCGCACTGCCTGAATGGGCTGTGACCGTCGCGCCGCCGCCTGCAGAACCTGGCCATGCGGTTTTGTATACGGGCGATGCCTGGCAGCAAATTGAAGACCGATCAGGGCAGACGTATTACACCGCCGACGGTCGCCCTCAGGCAGTGCCCGATGCCTATTTTATCTTGCCCCCTGACTGCACCTTTACGCCGCCGGCAACGCCCTGGGACCAGTGGGACGGTGAGCAGTGGGTAACAGATACTGACGCCCAACAGCGGGCCGCTGTAGAGCAAGCCGCGCAAACCCGGCAGCGGTTGCGGCAGCAGGCAGATCAGCAGATTGAATTGCTTAATGACGCTGCAGAGGCTGGGATTAGCGAAGAGGGCGACGATCAACGCCTGGCCAACTGGAAAAAATACCGCGTGCTGTTAAGCCGTGTTGATATCGGCCAGGCCCCCGATATCCCCTGGCCCGTGTTGCCAGCCTGATAAAACAACCCCCTGACCGCCGCCGGCGGTTTTTTTATGCCTGGAGATAACAATGGCAGATTTACATGGTGTGGAAACAATAGAGCTAAATATCGGCTCGGTAGCCGTGACAACCATTCAGACCGCGATTATCGGGCTGGTGGGGACGGCGCCAAACGCGTCTAAAGGGACGGTAGCAAGCCGGACCACGGGCACCCCGTTACTGGATAATGAGCTGACGTTTAACGCCTCAGCGCCGGGGCGCCTGGGTAATCAGTACAGTGTTAAGGCTGTCGCCGGCGCTGCAGAGGCGAAAACCTCGGCCAGCTACGCGGCCGGGGTGCTGTCGATCATCCTGGGCGCAGATACTGAGGGCGTGATAACCGCGACCGCGGCCGAGGTGGCAGCAGCGGTGAAAGCCGTGGCTGATAGCAAAATCATTGCCGTTGAAACCACGGCGCCGGGGATTGTGGCGCCATTCACGGCCCTGTTAGCCGGCGGGACCGATGAGCCGTTTCCGCTGAATACACCGGTGGCCGTGATTGGCGGCACCCAATTAAGCGCCCTCGGCGCCGGCGGCACCCTGGGCGAGGCGATCACGGACATTACCGACCAAACGAACGCGCTGATCATTGTCGTGCGTGCGGCGGATAAAGCGGAAGGTAAAGCCGCTGCCGTGCTGAGTACGGAAAAGGGCGTGAAGTTAACGACCGAAGGCGGGGCGAAATTGCTCACAGAGCAGAAATTTGCGGTGGATCCCGACGTGCGGGCCAGTCTGATCGCCGCTATGGGGGCCTGGTCATTAAGCGAATCGATCTCCAGTTACCGGCCGCGCATTTTGATTGCCCCGGGTTTCAGTGAAGACGACGCGATCGGGAAGGCCCTGGAAACGGCCGCAAACAAATTGCGCGCTGTGGCCTATGTTGATTGTGAATCGATGGCCACACCTCAGGAAGTTGTGACCCGTCGCCAAACGTATGGCGCCCGGGTGGAGCTGTTACGCCCGCGTGTCTCGAAAGTGAAAGCCAACGGTGAAATCGCCTTTCGCCCTTATTCCGCGTCGGCTGCAGGCCTGCGCGCGCGGATTGATTTAGAAAAGGGCTGGTGGTGGAGCAAGTCCAATCAGGCGATCGCAAATATCCTCGGCGTTGAACAAGTGGACGAGTTTATCCTCGGCGATCGCAACTGCCAGGCCAACTTACTGAACATGGAAAACGTCACGACCATTATCCGCCGTGATGGTTTTAAGCATTGGGGCAACCGCCTGTGTATCCAGGATCCGCAATGGCAGTTTGAATCAGTGCGACGTACTGCAGACGTTATCGAGGACAGTATCCAGGAGACGGCTTTGCTATACGTCGATCGGCCGCTCGACCTGGAGAATATCGATGACATCCTGGGCACGATTAACTCCTATATGCGCACGCTGACCAAGCTCAAAGCCATTTTTGGCGGCCGGGCCTGGCTGGATGAGGAACTGAACACCGCCGAAACCCTGGCGGCCGGTGAGGTCTATATCGATTATGACTTTGGGCCGAAATCACCCACAGAACGGATCACGATGCGGGTTCGCATTAACAACCAATATGCAGTAGAGGAGCTGGGGACGGTATGAGCGATAAAGCAACGGTAAGAGCCTGGACATTTTTCGCTGGCGGTTTTCGTATCCAGGGCGCGCATGAGTACACGCCGCCGGAGCTGTCGATCGTCAAAACAGACCTGCGCACCGGCGCGCAGGATGCCCCCACGCCGATGGATGACGGGATGGAGGCGCTAACCTGCCAGATCAAGTTTTATGGCATCGATACGGACATGCTGACCCGATTTGGTTTTGTGACGGGTAATCGCAATCGCTTTGCGGCCTACGGGGGCTATCTCAGTAACGGCCGGGCGCTGGGTTCGATTGACGAGATAGAGGGATTTGTTTCCAAAATTACGCCTGACGCCCGGGATAACCAGGCGCTGTCAGAAAAGGCTACCACGGTCGAAATCGCGATCAATTACTACAAACAAACGTTTGAAGGCCGCGAGCTGTTCGAAATCGACACAGAGCGCTTTATTCGCCGTGTGAATGGCGTGGATCAGTTGCGCGGCATTGCCGCCAAAATCCGCCTTTAACCCTTAATCATCCTCGCTATCAAGCGGCCCCCGGGCCGCTTTTTTATTGGAGTTATTTATGAGTTACCCCGCCAACAAACAAGAGATCACTTTCTATTCCCCGCTGACCCTCGAAGACGGCAGCGCACTTACCCGTGTTTTCATGCGGGAGCCGCTGGTGCGGGACCGTATCGAGTTCTCCCGGATGAAAGGGAATGACTTGGAGAACGAGGTGGCCATGATCGCCAACCTTTGCGATATGAACGTAAGGGACGTAGAGAACCTAACCTCGGCGGACTTCTCCCAGTTGGAGGATATGTTTAACGATTTTTTGCTACCGCCCGAAAAGCGGGAGAAATCGACATCCAGCGAGGCCTAAGGCTGCTGGGGCGCCGGCTGCATTACACGCTGGGCGACTGGTTGAACATGCCTTTCAGCGTGTTTAGTGATTTTCTGGTGCTTGAAGTGGAGATAATCAATCGTGGCCGGACTTAGCCAAAAATTAAAAGCTGTTATCAGTTTCGGCGGCAATATCGATTCCAGCTGGGGCCGGTCTACGGACGGCCTTAACAAAGGGCTGAAAACGGTTGAGAAGCAATCGGAGAAGCTGACCAAACAACAGAAAGCCCTGGCTTTAGAAATGAAGCAGGCCAAATTAGCCGGCAAGGATATTGCCGGTTTAAAACGGGACTATGCCGGCATCACACGCGAGATAAAAAAAGCGGATGCCGCGCAGGTGGCCTTAAATCGTGACCTGCAGCGCGCCGAACGCCTGCGCCGCTTTGGCGCCGGCGCTAAAACGGCGGCAGGTCGAACGCTGAAAGCGGGGATCGGGATGACCCTCGGCGGCGGGGCACTGGCGGCAGCGGCCGGCGCCATACTTTCCCCTGTGAATATGAACGCCCGGACCGCTGAATCCGTCGGCAAGGCGAGAACTTACGGCGTGGGCATCGAGACGTATAACGCCTGGGACAGTTTCGGGAAACAGATGGGACTTAATGGGGAGAACTTTGGGGACCTCCTGGAGGAGCTAAAAAACAAGGCCGGCGAATACAAGGCGACCGGGGAGCAATCCTCGCTTAACGATGCTTTCAAGATGCTGAAATTTGGCGCCGGCGATTTTGCCGGCCTGACCAATGAGCAGCAGTTTGAAAAAATCATGGAGCGCGCGCTAACGCACAAAGACGAGCAGGAGGCGGCGTCCGCGGTCGATATGCTGATGGGAGGTGAGGCCAATAAAATCCTGACGTACATGCGCCTGACCGGCAAAAGTTACAAGGAGATGATGGATCAGCAGAAGCATTACAATCTGGTCACGAAGGAGGGTGCTGATGGCGCCATTCGCGGCAATATTGCTTTCAGTAATCTGCGTAGCGTGTGGGGATCGGCCGTGGAGGAAATCGCCGGCAAGCTGGGCGGTTCGCTGGCGCCCAAGGTGACGCAATTGGCCGATGAGCTTTCCGCCTGGTTCAAAAATGGCGGCATCGACATCATTTCCACCACGATCAGGAACAAATGGATCCCGAACCTGGTGGAATTCGCCAACGGGATAATGACGGTCACAAAGTTGTTTCTGGCCATCGCCAGAAAATTAGCCTGGCTGTTGCCCGATGAGCAGAGCGCCAAAAAAGCCATTGTGCGATCTCTTGGTAAAGGGGACATCGAGGGCGCGCGTGGTTTTGCCCAAACGCGGGGCCAATCTGCCTGGCTGGAATCCATTTTGAAGGACCCGGAGAAGCAGAAGGCACTGCAGGGCATTTACAGCGATGCGCAATATTCATTATCCAGCGAGCGGATTATGAGTCCTGGTGCATATTGGGATAAGACCGACGATCGGATGCTGGCCGCTATCGGGGAAACTGACAAGGGTGATGATCCGTTAGAAGGGGCCTTTTCTTTCCTGTCTTCACTGACCAATCAGGGCGCCGCCGGCGACAAGCCGGCGATGACGGACAATCGCCGGCAAGAGGTCAACATGACAGTGATCGCTCAACCTGGCCAGGACGCGCAAGCGGTGGCAGATAGCGCAGTGTCGTCAATGAAAAGTATGGATGTATTCAACGGTAACAATGCGATGCATGACCCAGCGGAGGCCTGGTAATGGTGGACATTATCGGCACGATCACGGGCGCCTATGATGCACGGCGGCCGGCGGACAGCGCCAGCATTATGATGATGCTCGGCACCTTTGAGTTTTCTATCGACACGGCGACCTATAACCAGCTGACGCGGGAGGCCCGTTGGCGCTGGAGTGAGCAGGAGCGGATCGGCAAACAGGACTTACTGCAGTACACCGGGAAATCCGCCCGGACAGTCAAAATGGACGGGGAAGCGCATTCCCAGTTTCGAAACGGTGTGGCCAGCATTGATACGCTTTATGACCTGGCCGACAAGGCCGAGCCTCAGCAACTGGTGAGTAGCGCCGGCGATGTGCTGGGCTGGTGGGTTATTACCGATTTTACCGACACGACGCCGGCGTTTTTGCCTGGCGGCGCTCCCCGCAAGAAAACCTACTCGATCACGATAAAACACTATGCCGACGAATTATCTAACCCGTGAGGGTGACGTGCTGGATGCCGTCTGTGCGGCCCACTACGGCACGGAGAACCTTTCGCAGACCGTTGTAACGGTTTTAGACGCTAATCGCGAACTGGCGGCGATGGGGGCTGTTTATCCGGCAGGGTTAATCATCACCCTACCTGACATAGAGACGCCAACGCCTGAATCACCGATCCAGCTATGGGATTAACCGATGCAACAAAAACAGCCGGCCGAATTCCGGCCAGAATTCCGCATTATTGCGGAGGGGCAGGATATAACCGCGATCATTCGTGAAAACCTGGTTGATATCAGCATAACGGACAACGGCGGCGCCACGGGCAAAACTGACGAACTGCAAATTACCCTCCTGTCTGAAACGCTAAAACTCCCCCCCAAAGGCGCCCGCCTGAGCGTCGCCCTGGGCTTTAATGGCCAGTTGGTCGATAAGGGCTGGTTTGTGGTGTCTGGCCGCGCCAGTAGCGGGCCACCGCGCAAGATCCAGCTTTACGCCACATCGGCCCCAATGAACGCGCAAAAACAGCCAGGTGATGTACAGAGCCAGAAAAGCCGCAGCTGGGACGGCGTGACGCTGGGGGACATTGTGAAAACGGTGGCAACTGATAATGGCCTCATCCCCAAAATAGCCACGCAGTTGGCCAGCATCGCGATAGAACACATTGACCAGGTGAGAGAGTCCGACGCGGCGCTGATGACCCGCCTGGCACGTGCGCATAACGCGGTGAGCAAGGCCGCCGGCGGTTATTGGTTGTTCCTGGAGCAGGGGGAGGCGACCACCGCCAGCGGTGGTGCCCTCAGTAACGTAACGATAACCCGGGAGGCGCTATCCTCGTGGAGCTATTCGGATGGCCAGCGCGGGGCCACAACGGGAAAGCCGGCGAAGACGGCGGACGGTAAGGGCAAAAAGGGCAAAGTGAACGTTGCCTATTTCGACCCCGCTGATGGTCGAACGAAAACGCAATCACTGGAGCATGATGGGCCTGACCAGTCCAACCCCTTCACGCAGCCGAGCAAAGCCCAGGCGGACAGCAGCGCCAAATCAAAAATGACGCAGGCCAACCGGAACGAAAGGCGAATGACGTTAAGCGGGCCGGGCCGGCCGCAGTATGTGCTGTTGACTGCCGAAAGTCGGATAACAACGGCGGGATTTGGTGAGGAGGAGGATCGCACCTGGTTAATCGAGTCCCTCGCGTTTTCTTTGAGCAGCTCAGGCCTGGCGATGGCGTTTAACTTGGTCACTGATATTAAACCGCCAGCAGAGAGCAAAGCGAAAGCTGCGAAGAAAGAAAAGAAATCCGATGGCATTGGCTACTTCGATTAACGCTATTCAAGTAAGGTAAAATGATGGAAAAGTTAAGGCTTGTCCGTTCTGCACAACAATCAAAATCAGCTTACCAAAACATTCAAGATAATGAATTATCATTGTCAATATCCAAGCTGCCACCTACTGATAAATTAAACCTCACTGCTTTAGTTCCCGTTGTTAATGAAGGGGTGACTGAGGCGGCGACAATAAAAGATATCGTTGATTTACTCGATGGGGGATCGCCTGGTGATATCAAGTTAGACCCCAGCGCGAATAACTTGCTAAGTAATAGTAACGCGGGACTTATTTTAGACCGTTACAAGGCCCCTTGCGTGGGTATTACCGGCACGTATGTAAGCACCGGCGCGGGGCCTGACTTTACTCAGGATAACGCGTTTAGTGAAACGGGCGGCATTTGGAGAGTGAAAAATACCCTTATGCTTAGCCGAGTACCAAGTACGGCTAATGGTGCGGTCATTGTTGATATCACGCTGGGGAAAATACCCTGTGATAGCTCGGGGATCCCTTTGCAGTATACGTTAAGTGTCGGGACGACAAGTAAAAAGGTCGGCGGAGTCTGGCGTCAGCATTCTGTTATGATATTGGCCATTGTTGGCGCTCCCATTAAATTAATGGATATCGTTTCCGGAGTTTTAGAAGATTACAAAGAGGGAGTAGCGTGGGGGGTAAGCGTTAAATATACGTTTGGGGATATGGCCCCATCGGTACCATAATTACATTGAAGTTTATAAAGAAAAGAGGCAGATAATCTGCCTCTTTTAGTATCCCTGGTGCTGGTGGATTTTTTATCTTTTAATCATACCAATAAATATCGTTCGGATAATGTTTCCGAATCTTGCCGCAGCACGTCTTAAAATTGATGGTGGCTTGCATTTCTCACAGTAGCTCGGTTCGCCGTTTGCCCAACCGGTGGTTTCAGCTATCCATAACCCACACGTTCTGCAAAACGTCATGTTGTGTGCAGACATGATACACCTCCATATGAAAACCATTATTAATGGTGCGTGTATTATCTTGGAGTTGCAAATGGGTATTGCCGATCAATTAGTTGCAGATTGATCGTTGAAAACGATCGCTTACGATTAGCCAGGTGACTACCAGACTTGTCTGTACATTGAAATGCCTCGGTAGGGAACACAGAACTGCAGTTGTGTTGGGGGAACGTATAATGGCTTAAGTTTTTATCGTGCTTGTGTACTTATTCACGTAGGCCAGATACTGGAAGAACTTCATCTTCATTCATCAAAAATATCTTTCTTTACCGATCAATATCCTACCTTTCTGAGAGATTTCCGAACTTTCCCCCGCTAAAAACTTGCGTTTATACTGTATAAAAACACAGTACAAGGGCAACATTATGACTTTCTTTTATCCAACACCAAACCCCACCAAACTAGAGATCCCGCTGTTTTCCGATAAAGTACCAGCGGGCTTTCCCAGTCCTGCAGCTGATTACGTCAGTTCACGTATCGACTTGAACGAGTACTGCATCAGCCACCCTAACGCGACCTATTTCCTCTATGCGACCGGCGACTCGATGCTGGAGGCGGGCATCACGGAGGGCTCTATGCTCGTTGTCGATCGCAGTATCAGCCCAGCTCATGGCGATATAGTTATTGCCAGCATCGCCGGCGAGTTCACTGTGAAACGTCTCTGCTTACATCCGCGCGCGCAGCTGGAGCCAATGAATCCAAAGTATGAGCCGATCCTACTCCATGACAGCGGCGACGATTTGGAGGTGATAGGCGTCGTGGTGTCATCGATAACGAGGCTTAAGTAATGTATGCGCTTGCTGATGTGAATAGCTTTTATGCGAGCTGCGAAACCTTGTGGCGTCCAGACCTGCGCGGCCGGCCCGTTGTCGTTCTTTCGAATAATGATGGGTGCGTTGTTGCCAGGAACAAGGAGGCGAAGGCTCTGGGCCTGAAAATGGGGGAACCCTATTTCAAAATTAAGCGTGAATTTGAGAGCGTTGGGGGGATAGCGTTCAGCAGTAATTACGAGCTTTATGCTGACATGTCACAGCGAGTGATGGCCGTTTTAGAAGAGATGGCACCGCGCGTAGAAATTTACTCCATCGATGAGAGTTTCATGGATCTGACCGGCGTGCGTAACTGTATCGACCTTGAAACCTTTGGCCGCCAGGTGAGGGCTAAAGTGTTACGCAATACCGGCCTAACAGTCGGGGTTGGCATTGCCCAAACCAAGACACTGGCGAAGCTGGCCAACTTTGCGGCGAAGAAGTGGGACAAGACTGGCGGGGTTGTGGACCTGTCCAACGAAGGGCGCCAGCGCAAACTTATGGACTTACTGCCGGTGAATGAGGTCTGGGGTATTGGCCGGCGGATATCGAAAAAACTCAACATGATGGGTATCGAAACCGCGCTGCAGTTGGCCGATGCCAGCACGACGATGATCCGCAAACACTTTAGCGTTGTGATAGAGCGGACTGTGCGGGAGCTACGCGGTCAGCCTTGCCTAGAGCTTGAAGAATTCGCCCCGACTAAGCAACAGATCATTTGCAGCCGAAGCTTTGGTGATCGAATCACTGAATATGACCAGATGCATCAGGCAATCTGCATGTATGCGACACGTGCAGCGGAGAAATTGCGAGAGGAACGTCAGTATTGCCGGCATGTCAGCGCCTGGCTTAAAACCAGCCCATTCGCCATCAATGAGGAATACTACGGTAACACCGCAAGCATAAAACTGAGCACGCCTACACAGGACACTCGCGACATCATCGCCGCGGCTATGCGTTGCCTTGATGCGATTTGGCAACCCGGCCACCGATATCAAAAAGGCGGGGTGATGCTGCAGGATTTTTACAGTCAAGGCGTGGCTCAGTTAGGGCTGTTCGATGAGTACAAACCACGGCATAACAGTGAGCAACTGATGGGTGTACTTGATCGGATCAATAACTCGGGCAGGGCCCAGCTATGGTTCGCTGGGCAAGGGGCACACCAGTCGTGGTCAATGAAGCGTGAGCTACTTTCACCGGCATACACGACACGGCTTAGTGACCTTCCACGCGCTCGGGTGTACTAAACCAGAGACAAAATTTCATCTGGCAGTCAGCTTTGAGCGAAAAACGGTAGTTAGTACTTATCTACCTACAATTACAATTATTACGAAAGCAATGGCTACTCAGTTCTGACCAATACTACAGCACGTGGAGTTGATCGCTCAACTTTCCAAGAGGATTCTTCGCGTGGCAATTCAAACCCTTCGATCAACTCATTAGGTAGATCAGAATCAGGGTGTATTTCCCTGAGTGACGATAGCACACTTCCCAACCAAATTCGCATTTCAGTGGCTCCAGTTGAACCATATAAAACCTGCTGAAGAGGTGTACCTATCAAGCCCAATTCAAGTGACCGCCCAAAGGTTTCCATACAACAAGTTGCAGTTATCTCTTCATAATGACCAATTTTGCGAACTTGCCCTAATCGAGTTTTCCACTGGAGTGTACCCGACGGCTTGTAACCGTTTTTCAAAGGACTAAGTCCGTTCGCAACAAAGTAAGCAAAATCGAACCCCGGACCTTTAGGATAAAAAACTCCAAATGTACCTACTGATGGTAGTAGGGCACTAGAAAGTAGATCGTCGGGGAGATGAATTTTTGCTGAAGTAGCACTTATTGAGGGGCGATTTGATAGTAAGTCCCACTGCTCTAAATTTGCACGAAATTTGTATGGTGCAAACACCATTGGAGCACACTTTAATGAGTTAGAAGAGACCTTTGCTTGATTAAAAGTAACGCGTGCAGCACTAGGGTTTCCCACTGGGTAATGGATGATCATTACGTCACATAATTCACAGCGAGGGACTGGTCGTCCTGCACCTCGAGTAGCACCAAATTTCACTTGATAACGATTACCATGATATTCTTGTGCCAATGCGTTGGAACCGAGTGCATTGAACGCACGGATAAATGCACGGAATAGTGCTATTTCACCACTAGCAGCCAATGACTCTTTGCGAAAGGCATTCTGAAGAGCTATTCCAATCAT